TCGATCCATTCCGATCTGCATACAAAAATCTGCCCATGACAACGAATTAATATTATTTTTCTGATTGTTTAAATGTTCTTTGCTTGAATACAATTTGTGTATAAGGTCTACAGTTATTTTTTTGTATGCGCTGACAATAGCTCGAGTTTCTTTAATCGCCTTATTGCAACCCCATTCTTTAGACATCGTTTTCATTCCCTGCGACTTTGTTCCGTATCTCATACGCCTCTCCTTGTTTTATTCCCTGACATCCTCTTCACGCCTTCGGCGATATGGCCTGCCATGTCTGATTTAACCGCTTTCATTTTCGCGTCATACTTTTGTTTCATCTCGCGGACGATAACCTCAACAGGCTTTTTTTGAATCTCGCTGCGCGCTTCAAGCACAACATCGTTCCAGTCTGATTTGCCGAGAATTTTTGCTATTTCTGATTCAATGCGAGCGGAGCGACGTTTACCGTAAATAACACAATGAATGCTAGTTCTGGAAACGCCCAAAATATCTGTGATTTTTTTTAATGAAAGACCCTTCAGAACAGCAAGGGATCGGATATAACGACCTTCGCTATAAATAGGTCGTAACCGGATTGTCGAGGGATATTTCTCCTTGAAGGAACCCCTCTGCTGTGCTAGACTCATAATACCTCCTAAACATGGGGTATGAGGAAGGTTGGAACTCTTGCAGGACGACCACCTTTCTCATTAAATGACCAAGGCTAACTTGTCAGCCTCTCTATAATCATTTTATCGTCATAATATGACTAATGTCAAGTAAAAAAATGACGAAATATAAAATAATGAGACGTAAAATGACTAAAGGTGAAAGATTAAGACATTTTAGGGAAGAAAGAGGGTTAAATCAGACCCAAATTTCCAAAGTTCTAAATATACCGCCAAGAAACTGGTCTCGATACGAAGCCGACACATCGAGCCCTCCTCAAGAAGTTCTTATTGATCTCGCTAAAATTGGATTGAATATTCACTGGTATATGACTGGTGAAAATGACGGCAGGCTAACATGTCAGCCTTTAGACGAAAAAATTTTGCACGAAAAGGCTAACATGTCAGCCTTTATAGAAGCCAATAAAGAAGATTCTACTATCTCTTCCGTTTCCGCAGAAACTTTGATGGAAGCTTCGCAAAAAGAAGCACTTGTCGTTGTAGACGGAGGTGTCGAGCAAGGCGTTTTAATTCCGGTAATAGCTCAGGGTCTTAGTGCGGGCTTTGGTTTTGATTATGATGAAGGGGAAATTATCCGTTATATCAAAGTTCCGGCATGGATTGCCAGAAGCGGACGGGATTTGACAGCTCTACCAATTTACGGTGACAGTATGGAGCCTACTATATCAAACGGAGACTTGGTAATTTGCGATAAGGGTATTTTTTGCGGAGACGGGCTGTATATGCTTCGGGATCAGGAGCGTGGACTTATGTTTTGCAAGCGGCTTGTTTGGGCTCCCGGAGGCTGGACTATAAAGAGCGACAATCCTTCATACGAACCGATGAAGGTTGACGATAAAGCGATTGAGATTATTGCCCGTGTGATAGCGGCGATTAAGGAGGTAAAGTGATGAACTTTGATGATTTTTTTAAGCTTCAAAAAGAAATTCAAAAAAGCTATGAATTGAAAGACTATAAGGCTGTTAAAAAAGGTTGTTTGAAAATATTACAAAATGTATCTTCTATTAGAAAAGATGAACAGAATTTTGATGAGATAAACAAATCATTTGTTGACTATGCGTTGATCGTTACTGCTAAAGATGATTTTGATAAAACCATAAAAGATATTTTAAAAATGTTACTGTCAGAGAAAGTGATTACTAGAGAAATAATGTTAGATAGTCTTGATACATTTGATCTCCCAGATTCTGATTTTGCGGAAGATGTATATAATTATCTCTGTGAATTGGGAGTTTTAAGTAAAGAAGAAGCAAAAAATTATATTGAAGGTGAGGAAACAGAAACTACAATTAGACAAGATAACAGCTTCAAGGAAATGCAGCTTAATACAGCAAATTATCATCTTCAAAAAGCAAGGCAATCAGAAAAAGCCAGCGATTACCTTATGGCTCGAATGGAATATTTAAAATGTGTCGAAACATTCAAGCAAATTGGAAATGCAGGTGATCTTGAGAAAGCAACTAATGAATATGAAGAATTTGTAAAGAGAGATCCTATTTTTAAAAAACTTTTTTTAATGTTAAACGCACTAATTAAAGAAAACCCGGGAATACTTCAATCAGACATTATAAAAAAACTTGAATCCTTAAACTGGAATCAGCTTTATGATTATAACCGACCTATAGCAAAGGATGATGTATATTATGCACTGTATTTTGCTGCTCAATTTGGGTATATCACCAGAAATAAAAAAGGGCGGTCTTATGAATTGATGCCAAACAGGGATAATAAATGATAAAGTGATATGGAAAACAATTTAATGTTAATTAATAAAACAGATAATGTTAAAATTGATAATGTGGAAGAATTGTTTGATTTGGGTCGTCAATTTTTAACTAAAAAAGATTACAATAATGCTGTTGATTTACTTACAAAAGCAGCAAAGCAAGGTCACACTATTGCTCAGAGGATGTTAGGAGATTGTTTTTATAACGGCAAAGAAGTTGAAATAGATTTAAAACAAGCTGTTTTATGGTATAAAGAAGCAGCAGAGCAAAACAACACCCATGCTCAAATTATGTTAGGACATTGTTATTATAACGGAAAAGGGGTTGAAAAGGATTACAATCAAGCTTTTATATGGTTTTCCAAAGCGTCTGAATATGATGATCTTGCTCAAATTATGTTAGGTGATAGTTATTATCTAGGGAGAGGTGTTGAAAATAATTTTTATAAGGCTTTTTTCTGGTATAAAAAAGCAGCAGAACAAGATAATGCTTATGCTCAAAGCATGATGGGAAGTTGCTATTTTTATGGAGAAGGAATAGAAAAAAATTTGTATAAAGCTTTTTTCTGGTATAAAAAAGCAGCAGAACAGAACAATGTTACTGCTCAAAGAATGTTAGGAGTTTCTCTTTATTTTGGTAAAGGGATAGAAAAAGATATTGAGCAGGCTTTGTCATGGTATAGAAAAGCTGAAGAACAAGGAGATGAAATAGCGCATAATTTTTTAAAAGAACATTATTTTAGCGATAATAAGGAAAAGCAAATTAATAAAAAATATTTAGATATAGAAAATAAAACAGATATTAACGCCTCCGATTATATTGATAACAAGTTGGAAATGATGCGAAGGATATTATTTTAATTTCTTAAAAAGAAGGATGACTTTAAAATATGACTGAAATACAAGTAATGCTTGATAATAAAACCATAATAACAGCATTAATCACCGGCGGTTTTATGCTGATGGTGATAATTTTTAATGAAGTCGCGTTCATCTTTCGTGACCGCCGCGGACGAAAGAAGGATTTCTTTAATCAATTCTTCTCTGAACGGCTCAAGACGCATGAAGAGATATTCCGAATAATGACCAAAGGCGGAATAACATATATCGATCCAAAGGTCGATTCCGAAATTGAGATCAAGGAAAAGGTCGAAAGTGTTAGAGACTCGGCTAACGAAGCTTTTTCTCATGGACTCCTTTTTGCTGACAGATACATCGAAGCTAGTCTTATCGATCTCATAAAGGCTTGCAACAAAATTAAAGTACGGCAACCAGTGGAATTTAACCCAGAAAACGAGTTCGCTGAATCCGTGGCATTTTTTAATGATAAATATTCCGCGCTTCTCAAAACGCTTCGGGAAAAGTCTGGGGTAAATCTCATAGAAGAGGTATTTGAAAGCATCCCCAAAACAAGGGAAAATAATACGAAGAAAGATAATAAAAAAAGGAAAACTATAAATAAAGATAATTAATAATTTATCGTCCATGAAATAAGTTTATTAACGAATTTTAATTTAACCCTTCCTCAGTACGGCTCCCTGCTAATCTCCTCTTATACACTAAAGCCAAGGAGATACTCATGGAAAATAATAATAACAATGGCGACATTAAAAAAGAAATTGATAACGGCGCAGGCAAACCTTTCCGCAGTCAACGTGACAATAAGGAAAAACCGGCTTCAGCATGTAACGTGACATCGATAATAATCGGGCTTTGTGCTGCAGGCTTTCTTGTAGATACATTCGTACCCAAAGGCGAACAGCCGGAGGACGCTCTGATGCGTTTTATTTATTCAGACGCAGCGACATTAAAACGCTGGGAACAAATCGATCCCAAAAAGACTATTCCGCCGAATCAGTGGCATGCTGTGCTCGCTTACGGGGCGGGAAGGTTCCTTGCTTCGCGCGGTTTTGATGCTACTGCTGTAACGTTCCACACGGATGTAAGTATCGAAGAAATTACCGCTGCTATTGAAGCAGGCGGGGCAGCTGTTGTCTCGGGTCAGTTTTCTCAAAACGGAAAGCCGCTTCATCACATTGTCGCTGCGGTTGGGTACGGCACAGACAAGGACGGTTTTTATTTTATAATCGATGACCCTTGGGGAAACCATAAAACAGATTACAAAGATCATAACGGCAAAGGCGTAAAAATGTATCTGCCTGATTTTAACAGGATCATGAAACCTTTAAATGCGTCAAAAAAGTGGGCGCATATTATAAAGAGGTTTGCAAAATGAAAAACACTTTAAAAAAACTTGGTTCTGTAAAAGTCTGGATCGCGCTTTGGTCGATGGGTCTTATAACATATATCATTGTAAAAGATCTGGTTGGTTTTAACAGCCTTGCAACTCTTATGGTAGGTCCTATTATCGGGTATTTAGCCGCCAATGTTTGGGAAGATAAAATTCATCTGGACAAGGCGTCGTCTGCAAATAAAAAAAGAACGGGAGATGAAAAGTGCTGTTAAAAAGGTTATATGCAATATTTTTATTGGTTTGTTTTTGTTCAGTCTCGGTTTTTGCTTCGGGTATTTATTTGACAGAATCAGAGTTTCAGGCAATCAGGCAGGAACTGCAGCGGATGTCAGCGGATACGACAAGGCTTCGCAGCGAATTGAACGCGCAGCAAACGAGATCAGAAATGCTGCTGGAAATGTCAGAGAGGCTTCAGGAGAGATTAGAATTGGCATTGACGAGGCTGGAAGCATCGGAGATGTCGCTCGCGATATCGGAAGAGGAAATGCAAATGCTTTTGTCGGACTTGGCGGCATTGAGAGCGGAATACAGCATATTATGGGAATCATGGATGAAGCAGAAAAACGAAACGCAGAGATGGAGAACGCTTGCGATAGCAGGATGGATTAGCGCAGGCGCGATTTTAATAGGGGGATTGATTTGGGGATTAGCGAAATAAAATATGTTTTAATATCTCTTCTTGGAATTGCGATGAACCTAATCGGTTTTGTTACAGTCTGGGTGAAGTTTGGTCACAGCAAGGGAAAACAGGAAGAACAAATTTACAGAATAGAAAAGAAAGCCGAAAAAAATGAACAGGATATTAATGAACTAAAAGGAGAAACTAAAAATATCCAGATTGATATTGCCCGTCATATGGGAACGGTCGAAGCTAAACTTGATTTTATAAAGGAGACCGTCACAGCGTTAGAGGGAGGGAGACGTGCCGCAGAGAAGTAAAATTGAATTGCAGGGACTGGTTGATAAAGTTGTTTATATGTACATCAATCAGGGAAAACGGCAGAAAGATATTGCTGAAGAACTTAAAAAACAGGGGTTTGAAGTAAGCAAAGGAGCTGTCGGCCGTACATTAAAAACTCATGCGAAACGCCTTGAAGAATTAAAAGAAAAACAGCAATGGGCGGAAACTCTAATCGCGGCGACAAATAAAACGCCAAGGTTAAGCATCGCGGACGCAGGTTTGCAAATAGCGTCAATGAAACTTCTTGAAGAAATATCGGAGATTGGAATCGAAGATCTTCAGGAAATGGATACTGATAAAAAAATCACTTTGCTTACAAAGGTATCACGCGCGATAGGACTTGCCGCTAACGTTGAACTTAACTTTGAGAGAGGCCGCAAGCAGGGTCTCTTGGATGCCGGAGACAAACTTGAAAAAGTTCAAAAGAAACTTGGTATCTCCGATGAAAAATTGGCTTTTATTAAAGCTGAAGTATTTGGTTTAAATAAATGAGTTCTTCATTAAATGTAAAACTTACAAAAGAAGATTTATTGCTTCCATTCCAAAAAAAATGGCTTGAAGATAACAGCCCTCTTAAAATATGGGAAAAAAGCAGGCGCATCGGTGCGTCATGGACAGAGGCATTAAATTCTGTTTTTCAAACGCAAGGGTCAAACGGGCAGAATACATATTATCTTTCATACAACAAGGACATGACCAGGCAATTCATTCTTGACTGCAAATTCTGGGCTGAAATTGTCAATGTTGCAGCAAGTGAACTTGAAGAAGAAATCATTGAAGAAAATGATCGCTTTTTTACAGTTTACCGCATCAAGTTTTCAAACGGCTGCGAATGTGTCGGAATGCCCGGCGTAGCTTATGCGATAAGAAGTAAAAAAGGACGCATCGTTTTAGATGAAGCCGCATTCACAGACGAATTTGACGAAATTAAAAAAGCGGCGCTCGCCCTTCTAATTTGGGCAGGATCGTTTTCAATAATTTCAACGCATAACGGAGACGACAGCCCGTTCTGCCTTTTTCTAAAAAGTATCCGTGACGGCAAGGAAAAAAAGTGGAGTGTTCACCGCACAACATTCAACGCCGCTGTCCAGCAGGGATTATACAAACGTATCTGTTTAAAAAACGAAAAGAAATGGTCTGCGAAGGGCGAAAAAGAATTTATTAAAGACATCCGCGACATTTACAAATCGAATGCAGAGGAAGAACTTGATGTTATACCTTCACGCAGCGGTTCCAAGTATTTCCCTTACGGAATGCTTGCCGTTTGCACGGTAGCCCCGGACAAGCTGCCTATTGTGCGGCTTGATTGTGACGACAGTTTCATGTGGGTTGATCCTGCTACACGAAAAAAAGAAATTGACGACTGGTTTAATATGGAAGTTAAACCAATCTTGCAAAAAATAAAAGGAAATTCTTTTCTCGGACAGGACTTCGCGCGAAGTGGAAATCTTTCTGTTATTTGGATCGGCGAAGAGAGAAACAGACAGAGTTTGGAAGGCAGAATCATTATTGAACTAAACAATGTTCCTTATGATCAGCAGTGGCAGATCCTTTGGCTTATTAGTCAGAATTGCAATTTGGGGAACACCGCAATTGATTCTCGCGGCAACGGTCAGGCTCTCGCAGAAGTCGCGGCGCAGCGGCTCCCATGCGGTGCGGAAATGGTAATGATAACACGCGCATGGTATGCGGAGAATTTACAAAAACTTAAAAGCAGACTGGAAGACCGCGATTTCCCGTTACCTGATGATCAATACATTTTATCCGACTTTGGAATAATCATATTAAAAGACGGACAGCCTGTTGTGCCGCGTGAAGAAAAAACAGACCGTGACGGCACTAAAAATAAACGTCACGGCGACGGCGCTGTAGCGGCTGCGATGTGTCTGTACGCGTGGGAAGAAGGAAGCAGTAATGCTGCTCCTGTAATCGCCTCGACCGATTCGCTGTGCGATACGATGTTTTATGGGTATTGATTATGAGTAGAAATAAAAAAGCCGCGCAGCCTGCGCAGGAATTAATAACACAAATAATAGATCTCTCATCATCAATGCGCACGATAATCGGGTACATGGATGATACAAACAGCTGGCTTAACTCTGTTGGTGAAAGTCAAGAAATGTTTACAAAGATGATGAATGATCCGAAAATCGAATCTTTGATCGAAAACAGAAAGGATCGCGTACAGCAAATGTACGGCTCACAAACCGTCAGCGGAAACAATGCGATTGATGAAGCTTGCCGCAAATACATTACGTTCAATTTAACTTATAAACTCAACACAATTTTATTAAATGCCATTCCGTATGGAATAGCTCTGTGTGAAGTGGTCTGGGATTTTAAAGATGGCTTTTACGTTCCTGTTGATTTTATTCCGATACCAAGAACTGCAATTAATTTTCCTAATGGCGGCGCATACGGAGTACCACATCTTTCCGCTTTAAACAAACCGCTTGATGAGCCTAATAAGTTTATCATACACAGAAACGACAAAGGTGACGGGAATCTTTGGGGAACTCCTGCATTAAAGAGTTGTTACTGGGCATGGAAATTTAAACAGCTTGGATTCAGGTTCTGGATGCAGGCTGCGGAGAGATTGGGCGTTCCTTCGATTCTTGCGATATTTGAAACAAAGAACGCAGAGGATGCAAGAAAAAGAGCCGAAGATTTAACAACTATTCTTCGTAACATGAAAAGCGGATCTTCCGGTGCATTCGCGAACATTAAAGAAATAAAAGTTGTAGACGGCGCGATTAAAGATTTTGAGACAATTGTAAAAGTTTGCAATGAGGAAATTTCCTACGGAATCACCGCGCAATCATTAATGACAAGCGAAGCGCAATACGGAACAAAGAGCCAAGGGCTTTTACATTCAGAGACTTATAAATCTACAACAATTCACGACGCTTATTTAATGCAGCAGTCAATACAGAAGCTTTTCAATTATTTTGTCGAGGTTAATTTTCTCGGCGCGACAAGTCCAATGTTTGATATCGATTCAATAGATTTCGCTGATTGGGAAGTAATCCGCGATGCGATAGACAGAAATATTCCTGTCTCTCTTAACGCGCTTTATGACAAGGTTCATCTGCCGCGCCCTGAAAGTGCAGCCGATTCGTTTGTAAAACCGTCAGGCGGCACGATGTTCAGCGATAATATATCAGGCAATGCCCACAACAGTTTTTTTTTTGCGGAACAAAAATCACGGTTAGTGCAAGCCCGAAGAAACGCGCGAAAACTTGACATCTTAGAAAACCTTTACCGCCCGGCAATCGCGCGGAGTTTTGGAAAGCGTTTAAAAGAATACGTTATGATGGCAGTCGCGGATCCTTCTATACTAAATTCAAATTATGTCCTGCCTCCCGATTATGATGTCATGACAGAAACGGCTGAAGTATTTACAAGAGCGTTATTGCTTGGAATGACACCGGAAACAAACCAGAATAATTTTGCCGAGTCCATGCCTGAAGAATTCCTGCCTTATGAGGAAGCTGTCGCTTACATGAGCAAGCGTCTACCTGTAGACCGTGAAACCTATTACGCGTTATCTGACAAAATGCGCTACCGCGCGTTTACTGTCAGCCGCCTCGCAGACGGCGACGCAGTGCGCCATGTGCAATCAATGTTGACTAACGCAATGGAACAAGGCACCGGCATGAATGAATTTTTACAAATGACAGAAGGACAGCTCTCAGACGCAGCAGGAATGGGTAAGGGCGCAGGCTGGTATTACGAAACTGTTTACCGCACAAACACATCGACAGCTTACAATGTGGGACGCGCCATCGGCTTTGAAGAAGTGCCGCCCTTCGCGCTAGAACTAATCGGCATTGACGATGACAGGCAAACTGAAACTTGCCATTCTCTAACATCGCCGCCGTTTCGCCGCTCATACGATGATCCTGTTTGGGACACAATGTGGCCGCCTTTTCATTTTAACTGCCGTACGACAGTCCGCGCTATTTATGACCAGTCGGAAATTGACGATGCCGGAGGTGAAGAAAAGTTTTATTCCAAGAGCAATCCTGATTATAAACCTGCCGAGGGTTTTGGAAAATATCCGATTGATAAATCTGACTCATGGTGGGATTTAACCGACGCGATGCAGGATAGAGCGCAGGAGTACGGGCTTATAAGTGAATTTGAGCAGGCGAAGGAAAAATTGATTGAGCAAGAAGAAGATAAAAATAATCTTGTTAATAACTTGCCGGATGAAGCAAATGGAATTATAATTGATGAAAAAAAGATTACCGAAACATTAAAGGAGGTTGAGTCTTCAATAATGTTTAAAAACCACGAGGAGGCTGGTGTTATTAGTCCTAATGGTAGGCTTGTTTATAAATCGGTTGGAGGAGCTCATGAGGTTGATGTGCCAGTACAACATATAAAGAATAATATTGTTACTCACAACCACCCGACAAATTATCATTCTGTTGCTGGGACTGCTTTTTCTGTAGAGGACGTAGATAGTCTTATTAGTCATGACGGATTCAGAATACGCGCAATAACACGAGACGGGCATTTTGTTCAGCTTGAAAGAGGTACAGGGATTCTTGATAAAACCCTTGCAGAAGCCATGGCAAGAGAAGGATTTGATAACGTGAAAAAGTTAACCGATATAGCATGGGATCGCGCGAGGAAGAAAAATTCGCCTGAAGATTTTAGGAACGGAGGACTGGGTTTATTAAAAAAAAAAGCTATTGAGGCTGTAAATGAATGGCTGGCAGAAAACGCGCATAAATATGGCTATATCTTTACACAGGGGCTTATATGATTTGGAATAAAAAAGACTTGGATGAATTTATGAATAATAATCTTTTACCGCCTGGTTATAAAATAAAAGGATTCTGTGGAGGCGGTAAAGTTCCATTTATTGATGCGCTTTCTATAGCGATTGACCCAAAGTATGGAAGTTCCCTGCTTCTGGAAGCGTTGAAGGAAAAATACCCTGAAGCGGTAGAATCCCACATGCAAGAAGCGGAAAATATGTTGAAAGCATCAGCTTAGCCGAATTCTACCCCACAGCCTCCCTTTTAAGAACCCCAGACTTGAAAATTCAACGGTATTCAACACCCTCTAATTAAATAACCGTCTCATTTTACGTTTTACCCAAAATCGGCGCGTTTACGGGCTGTTTTTAGGGGTTTTGGGCTTAAGGCGAATTATACCTTTGAACCTCTTTTCTCAAGGCAGAGGGCTTGGCTGGAGGAAGGTGGAATTATCTAGTTCCCGACAAAAGCCTTAAATTTAAAAAATAAAATTGATATTTTCCTTTACAAAATATTGCCAAAAGTATATAATCTTTATTATATTAATTAAGTGGCTATTTATGACGAATCAGGCTACTTAATGGGGTTAGCCAGTGCCGATATGTTGGTAGGAGGAAACTGGAGATGTACCCTAAAACCCAATGCGCAGGTAAAGAACCTGATCTCCTACCACAAGGGTTGAAGAAAATGCAAGAAAATAGAACAGAGTACGATTTTTCAAACAGGAATCCTGGCGATCCCTTTACATCGGCGGAATTAGAGCATTTCGAAGAGGGTATGCGCTTAAAGAACAATGGCAAACCCGCCGAAGATATGGATTTTGGGCGTGGCGTTGACGCTGTCGTTACCGAGTTAAATAGTTTATTACCCTAACAATACTTTATAAAGCAGGTTAATTGTGTCTGACGGCAGTGTGTCAAAATTTGGAACAGATGAATGGATTCCAAAGTTAAGCGAACTATGTTTCGAATACCAAAAAAATCTACAAATACGTAAAGGTTGCCAGTTTCTGCGTTTTAAGGATGAACTACTGGGCACAAAAGAGAATCATGGCATAATCGTAAAAGAGTATCATAAATCTGTGGAGATGTTTAAAAAGGAGATTTATGATACCCTCGCTGCAGACTCTCATATAGACCATCATAAAATAGCTGCCTTGTATTTGAGATCATTTCTTATCCATCAGCCTTTTATTAACTATGTTCCACCTGATACAGCAAACCCTAGTCTAAATTTATACGCATTATCACCTAATGAATTTTTTGCCATTCCATTTTTGACAGCAGTACTCAAGACAGCAACTGAAAAGTGGGATTATACGCTGGATATGCCTCCTGTATACAGGAACAATTTAATAAAGCTTTTGCACTACTATAAAAATAATATGGATAGATATGAACCTGCTGCGCTCTCAAACATTTTTTATCTGATTGAACAATTGTATTTTAAAAAGAAATAATTTTTTTATCTACTCACACTACTTTGAAATCCAATACTTAATTTCTCAAAAATAATTGAATCTCAATAACCCTCCCCTGTCCGCAAACGTCTGGCCTCTTTTCTCTCATGTAAAAATAAACACATGAAAGAGGTATCCTAATGCCGCAAAGAAAAATAAGAACGCTTGAGCTTGCCCGCGTCGGCAAGTGGGGCTTGGATGGAAGCGAAATCACAAAAAAGGACATCGCCGAGTTAGCCGAAACTTTTGCAGGCAAGAGACCTGTAATTGTCGGTCACGATGTAACAGATCGCGCTCCAAAGTTTGGTGATGTAATAGACTGCTGGCCTTCTACAGACGGCAACTCGATCATAGGTCCCGTTATATTTAGCGATATAGGCGACAAGCTCTATGAGGGTGGTTATTACGACGGCTGGTCAATATCGATGCCAAGAAGATCGCAGGATGGAAAGCGCGTGCTTCATCATCTGGCGATTCTTGGCGCAGTACCGCCGAAAATTCCGGGACTCGAAGAGCTTGCGCAGGTAGCGGTTGACTTTTCGGCTAACGCCGGAGAGGATGCCGCAAAAAACAGGTATCAATTTTCAGGGAAAATCCCTGAAGAGGAGGGTAAAGATACAATGATGACAGACGAGGAAAAAGCTGCGTTAAAAGAGAAGGAAGCGAAAATCGCTGAACTCGAAGCGCAGAACAAAGCTCTGACTGAACAGGCGAATCAGAAAGCGGCTGAACAAGCTGCGCCGCAAGGTGCAACGCCTCCGGCAGCAGAAGCAAAAGCTGATGATGCCGCAGCGACTGACGCTTCAGCTAACGGTAAGGACTTTGCGGACGTGCGAAACGAGCTCAACGAGCTCAAAGCCGGACGCCGTCAGGAAAGGCTTGAAGTGTTTACGAAGAACGTCGCAGAAAAACTTCCAGCAGGTATTGCCGCGAAAGCGAAAGTTCTCGCAGGACACATTGAGGCGAATGGCGCCTTCGATTTTTCCGACAATGGAAAAACTGAAAAACGGGATGCGTTATGGCTTCTTGGAGAAATTCTTCAAGGTTGGCCGCAACCGGTAAAAACCGGAGCGTCAAATTACAATTACGGCGACAGCGCAGGCGGTGACAATTCCGTTAACTGGGGCGCTGCCGCTAAAAAAATGTAAGGGGGAATCAATGGGCGTAAGTTACGAAAAAATCGATTTAAAAAACACAAGAGAAGTTATTCATCCCGGGCACCCTGCGGTTATCGATACCGCGCTGCTCGCGGATAAAACAAAAGAGTTCAAGGCAGGAACAATCCTGAAATTGAACGCCGCGGGCGAAGCGCTTATTCCGGCGGCTCCGGCTGATAATCCTGTCGCTGTTCTCACGCAGGACTCCGACGGCAAAAACGCAGAGGTTCTTGTCTGCTGGCATGGCACTGTAGTATTCAGCCGTCTTCTTGACGCGAGCGGCAGCGGCGCGCCTGTAGCGGCGACATTGGCGTTCGCCAACAAATTGCGCTCTGCGGGGATTTATCCGCTTCAGCTTTTCGCCAACGCGAAAAAGGGGTAATCAATGATAATGATAAAACCCCAGGACGTTGAGAGAATCATCGCCGCGAACGCTCCCGAAGAATCGAATGCGATGAATTATTTTACCAACAGGCCGCTTAAGAACTCCACGCACATTGCCGTAGCGGAGCTTGAAGCGGAATACGGAAACGTACCCGTCATAAAGCGCGGCGCGTTAGGTGTTAGACCCGAAACCGGAATGTCCGCAAAGGTGATCGAACCCATGCCGATCGAAATTGACGACATCTTCACGGCAGTGGAGGTTGACAATTACGAACGAGCGACCGATCAGGGCAAGCAGCAGATGATTGACGAAAGAATCGCAAATCACCTGCGCGTAGTGCGCACCACAACTAGAGCGTTATGCGCACAGGCGCATCGCGGAGGCATCGACTACATGATGCAGGCAGGAACCGCAATGAGCCGTTATGTTGTCGAATACGGTAATATAACAGGATTGACTTTTGGGAGCAATCTTGCGAATTTGACAATCGCAAACCTTATTATCTATCTCAATCAGCTGACAACGGCGATACGCGATCAGGGTGTCGGCGGTCCGATTGAATTCATCGCATCGCTTGAAGTGTTCCAGGCAATCGTGACAGCTACGATGAACCAAAAAGCGTTCCCTGTATCTGTAGGCGTTGGAAAAGTCAATATCGCAGGTTTCGAAATCCTTATGGATAACGACACATGGATCGATATCGACAACACCGGCGCGAAAACAACCAAGCACATGCTTGAGCCTTTGGAAATTATGGCACGCGCTACAAACGCAGGTCAAAAGCTTCCATATCTGCGCCTTGACGATGTCGTCATGAATCAGGCGGTGCCGTTCTACGCGTTTACCAAAGTGCGATCGGATCAACGTGGCGAGGATATCTATGTAAAGAGTAAACCTTTCCCATTGATCAACCGCAAGGGAATCGTGTTCGGAAAATTCGCAAGCTAAAAAACAGACTGCCGAGCTAACCACTCGGCAGTTTTTCTAAGGAGTTTTGAAAGTGGGTATACCTGAAACAATTATAACGATAGATGACCTAAAAAATGAATTGAATCCCGAAGACCTTCGCACAGCGTCCTACGCTGATGATGAAGTAAAAGAACGCGCGATTCATAAAGCTGTTATCTGGGTATACGGCAAGGTAGCGACCACAGGAAAAACTTATGACGAGTCAGACGAAGTTATAAAAACCATCGTATTGAAACGCGCGATTTACGAATTGTTTTCTTACATCGGAAACGAAAGCCGCGCGAAAGCGAATGAACAGGACGCGGCGGATCTGATCGAGACGTATTTTGGAAGCATCGCGACAAAACACGATGACGGACTTGGCCCCGCGTCCGGGGCAATTGCTGTGCCGGAGCTTCCGCGTTATGGGGGTTAAAGTTATAAAGAGACCGCCCGATTACGCGAAAAGGATCGGAGTAGGACTTGCGCCGACTATGAAGAAAGCGGCGATGTATTTGCAAAGCAGCGCTCTTGGAAAAATTAATTCCGGTATAAAACCTGCTAACGCTCCATTAACACAAGAAGTAAAACAAGGCAGCCAAACGTTACGTGATAACGGAGATCTTATGAGAAGCATAGCTCCTCACTCCGGTGACCTTTGGGCTGATGCCAGCACTAATTTGAAATACGCGCGTATTCAACAGGAAGGCGGAACCATTACGCCGAAAAGCGCAAAGGCACTTTTTATTCCGGCAAGCGCGAAAACAAGAACATTGATGCGCTCTTACGGGGCGCATACGCCGCGATCGCTTATCAAAGCGATGACTGCGGACAGTTACGGATTCTTCAGTGTCGGCAAAGCTTATTTTACGTATAAAAAAAGTACCGGGAAAAGCGGAAAGAAAGGCAAGGAATTTATTTTATTTATTATTTCGCGTTCGGTTAAAATCCCTGCGCGTCCGTTTTTATATATCAGCGAAAAAGACAATCAGTATCTTATGAAACTGATTCAGGAAGGCGTTTCAAATTCGCTTAAAGGAAAAAATTAACATGGAAAAAATAATTAACGCACTTTTGGAAACAATCAGAGCTCTTGGAATAGACGCGGTTTTAATGCCGCAAAAAACATCTGCAAATAGACCGCGCATCGATTTATATTTTTCAAAGATTGAGCTTGCCGGCATCGACCGTAAAAATCCAGAGCTTGGAAAGTCTGGATGGGAGCGGATTACTTTCAACGCCGAATTTAAAAGCGAAGGAACTCACAGCGTTTGGTTAAATGATACGATTCTTGCGTCTCGGAAATTATTACCGCTTGCAGAAAATAATATGCCGTTAGTAGTTTATGAAGGAGAAGGCTTGGAACAAAAATCATATAAACTAAGCGCTCACTGGGTACGGCGGCAGGAAGGGCGTTTCATATATCCTGATGAAGAACAGTCATCTATGCCGGTAGGTTACGTTGAAGCTTGGGAAGTTTCAATCTCGTATCCGGCGCAAATTATAAGGGCATAAAAGCCCATAGGAGTATTTATGAAAACTACAGGTAAAGACGGATTTTTGTACGATATCAAAGTAGGCGCCGCAATAATCGGAGGCGTTGATATTGCAGTTCCAAAAGACGGATGGTACAAAATACAATCAAGAGCTACTGAAAACAGCGGGCTGCCGGAAAGAGACCCAAATAAAAAAA